GTCCAGGTGGTGAACGCCGACGGCTGGCTGATGCAGCCAGGCGCCGACCAGGAGCCCGATGACCAGCTGCGCCTGCGCGTGCGCAACCAGTGGTCCGCGGTGAACCAGTGGCACACCGACGCGGTGTACCGGGCGCTGATCGCCGCCTTCCCGGGCGTGAGCCCTGACGGCGTGTACTTCGAGCATGGCGCACCGCGCGGGCCAGGCAGCGCCAATGCCTACGTGCTGTTCGAAGCCGGGGTGCCGGCCGAGACGTACCTGGAGCAGATCAACACGCATATCCGCGAGCGCGGTAACCACGGCCATGGTGATGACCTGCTGGTGATGGCGATGCCGGAAACCCTGCACGACATCAGCCTGACGATCTGGCCACGGTCGACGCTGACCGCCACGCAGCGCGACACGCTGCGCGATGAGGTGGAGCTGTTCGTTCGAGCGGCCTTCCGCGAGAGCACGCTACGCGACTACCAGCCGACGCTGACCTACCCGCAGGCGCGCTTTTCCTTCAGCCGCCTGGGCGAGGAGCTGCATCAGCAGTTTGCGGGCATCGAGTCGCTGGACTTTGCGAACACGGACATCGTGTCCGAGCTGAGCATCCCCCGTATCCAGAGCCTGGAGGTGGTGAATGCGTAAAGGAGGAAAGACGGCGACCGGCGAAAACCTATGGGGAGGGGCGTCCGACCGGCCGGCCGTCACTGGCAATGACCGGTGCCGGGCAGCGAAGTTCCCCGGCGAGGTGCGCCGATGATCAAGCTCGAGCTGCCTTTCTGGCTCGCCGGTACCGAGCTGACGAAGCTCAAGGCCGCCGCCACGTCCTGGTGGGCAAAGGTGGAAGGCTGGCTGCGCTGGCCGCTGCTGCAGATGGATGCGGACACCTGTCACCTGACGATCCTGGACCTGCTTGCCTGGCAGCGGGACATCGCCCGCTTCAAGGGTGAGCCCGAGGCGCTGTACCGCCTGCGCGTGAAGCATGCCTTCATCAACGCGGTGGACGCCGGCAGCGTGGCTGGTTTCAAGCGAATCATGCAGCGCCTGGGCGTGGGCTACGTGCGCATCGAGGAGCGCCTGCCCGATCGGGACTGGGACGTGGTGCAGCTGCACCTGAGCGATTCGCAGCTTTCGGCCAACCCAACGCTGCTGGATCTGCTGATTTACCAGTATGGCCGGACCTGCCGGCGGTACGAGTTCGTGGGCACGTCCGTCGCGGCAATGCGGATCTCCGTGATGGAGTTCAGCAACGACCAGGAACAGATCGTGGCCACACACGACAACGTCGGCACGCTCCGCATCCGGACGGCCGTCATGGAATACAGCAATGACCAGCAGACGCTGGTCGCCACCCAGCAATAGGAGCGCCTTATGGGGGCCAGTATTACGTTCGCAGGCGAAAGCCTCATTGCGCAGAAGCAGGGGGCGCGCGAGGCGTTGGCGATCGCTCGTTTCGTGCTTGCCAATATACCCGGCCTCGATGCCGGCCAGCCGGTTGATCGGCAGTCGGCGATGCCTTCGGCCGAGCAGATCGTCTTCGACGGCAGCGTGACCAAAGAGGCGTACCTGTCACCGAACCAGGTCGTGTACAGCCTTTCGCTGGGCAGCGATGTGGGTGACTGGGACTTCAACTGGATCGGCCTCGTCAGCACCGAGGACGTGCTGTTCGCAGTGGCTTATGTGCCGCTGCAACAGAAGCGCCGGGAGATCCCGCCGCTGCAGACTGGCAACAACCTGACGCGCAACTTCCTGGTGGTATTCGACGGGGCCCAAGAGCTGACGGGGGTCACCATTCCTGCAGAGACCTGGCAGTACGACCTGAGTGGGCAACTGGCCGGAAAGCTGGACACGGCGTTGCTGGCCGGCGGCACCACCGGCGACGTGGCGGTGGGTACCGGCAACGATGCGCAGCCGATCGACTGGGTACCCCGGGGCGCCATTGCCGCGGCGGCCATACCGATGGCGGCTCCGTTCCTGGCTGAAGCTGGCGCGCGTTATTGCCTGCTGAGCAATGCGGCCACGGCAACCCTGCCGCCCGCTGCGGGCCTGGCGACTGGCGCCGCCGTGGCGTTCGTGAAGGTGGCTGCGGCTACACAACCGCTGGTGACGGTTGAGGGCACGGCAGGCGAGAAGATCACGCATAACGGAAAAGCCGACACGGGCTTTTATCTGGACATTAACGCAGAGGCTGTCGTCGTCTGGAACGGCGCGGGCTGGGAGGTTTAAGACATGCCTATTTCGTTGAAAGCAGAGAGCGGCGGCGGTGGAGGAGTGCCCATTGGGGGTGCTGTCATGCTGCCCGACTCAGCAACATCGCCGCTGTATACGGCAGAAGGTAAAACCTATTTGAGATCGGGCTTCCTGCTGACCAACGAGCGGGCCGCATATCCTGAACTGTTTGACCGATACACGCCCACCTTTTATGGGTGGACGGCTATGACGGTCGATTATCAGTATAAAAACCCTACCTGGCGCGCAGCGGCTGTCGGTAACGGCCGTATTGTTGCCGTTGGTAGTGAGCAAGATGGCGCCGGGGCATGCACTACGAGCGACGACGGCGCGGCCTGGGTCAAGCGCACTATGCCGGTCGGTCAATGGCATGGCGTTACGTTTGCTAATGGCCAGTTTGTTGCAGTCGGGATGCTGATCAACACGCAAACGGTGGTGTTCGCAACCTCGCCCGATGGGATTACATGGACAAACCGGCCGGTATCTATCACGGCAACACTCATTAGCATTACGTATGGCAATGGGTTGTTCGTTGCGGTCGGATCGTCTAGCAGCACAGGTTACTGCTACACATCACCAGACGGGATCACATGGACGGCGCGGTCGTTCCCAGCGACGAGCCTAAACGCATCGGGAAATTCCTATGGGTATGTGACAGCTGCTGCGTTTGGGGCCGGGATTTTCGTGGCAGTCGAAGGCGGCGGCTCTGGTCGTATTTTTACATCAACTAACGGCACCGCCTGGTCCGCAAAAACTGTACCGCTGACAAACTTGCGAGCAATCGTTTACGCCGCCGGCCAGTTCGTGGCGGCAGGGGACGGCTCGTTGGTATCCGCCGACGGGCTCAACTGGAGCGCGGCCAGCATTCCTGGCTCCACCAAGTACGGCCTGGCCTATGGCGGCGGCCATTACATGGCGGTAGGCGTGGGCACGGTTGCGACATCCCAAGACGGCATTGTCTGGACGGCTCGAAATTCATCAGGGGTTACCTCGGGCGCGCTTGTTTTCTTGACTGATAGGTTCGTGGGCTGCGGCGGCGGTTACTACCGAAGTTTTTGCCATATCAATCAAATCGGTTTCGCTCTGGCGTATGCAGAGGGCTCGTCTGTCCAATACATGAGGGTCAAATAATGCCGATCATCCAATTTGAGCAGCCGCGCGGCACCATCATCACCCGCGCCGCGTTCCGGTCCCGCTTCACGCAGACGGAAAAAATCGCCATCGAACTGGCAGGCCTCGACGACCCGTCGGCCCCAATGGAAGCGCGCAGCCAGGCCGCCGCGATCCGTACTTATCAAAAGGACGTGGATGCGGCGGAATACATCGACCTGACCGACCCGGCAACCGCTGGCGGTGTGCAGGCGCTGGAAGCCGCCGGCCTGCTGGATGAGGGGCGCGCGCTCGAGATCCTGAGCGCCCCGGTGCAATGGTCGGAACTGCCTAGCAACCTGCAGCAAAGCATGCCGGCATGACCTGGACCCCGGTGACCATGCGCTGGCCCGAGCAGGCCACGCAGTGGATGGCAGAGCTCGACGACGCCAAGGCCCTTGCCGGTGGCGAGCTGGCCAGCACGGCGCAGCGGCTCGCAGGGCTGGACGGGCTGGCCACCACCAACCCTGGGCCGGTCGGCGGTGCTGCCGTCGGTGCGATCGCTACCGGGCGCGCAGCACTGGGCAGCCAGCTGGGCGAGGTGCCTGCATGCCTGGCGGTAACGCCGTTCCAGAGCGGCATCGGT